TCAAAAAAATCAGCTCCTTTCAGGCTCCCCTGTTAGGGGAGCTGGCTGCCGCAGGCAGACTGAGAGGTTCGGTCACGCTTTCTTCTTGATGAGGATGGTCTGGGGCTTGGTGACTTTGAAGGCGTAGACCTTGCGGCCTTTGACTGCGGACGCGCCGATGTACTTGCTGGAACCATTGAGATCCTGCACATAGACGGGGACGGCCCACTCGTCGATGAAGGCAAACCAGTTGGGATGACCGGCGATGTACTCCACGTTTTCGCCGAGGGTGGAATCCTCAAAGACGGTGAAGCCAGCGATGCGGCCCACAGCGCCGGTCTGGACGACAGCATCGCCAAGGTCAGACGCCTTGATGAACTCGGGACTCTTCAGCAGCAGACCATAGATTTCGGGCGAGACCAACAGCCAGCGGCCTTCGGTAGGGACATGGACGGTGGAGAGCTTGGTGCGGGCGTCCACGATGTTGCCGTAGATGGTCTTCTCGGTCAGGGCGGTGGTGGTGCCGAAGGCAGTGCCTGCGGTGGTCAACTCCACAGAGCCGTCGGAATCCACCTGCAGCGCCAGAGAATAACCGGCACTGTCCAGACGATCAGCCACCAGATCGTCGGGGACGCTGGCGGCGTCGAAGCCGTCGATGATCTCATTGACGGCCTTGTCCTTGTCGATGTTGACGGTAAGATAGGTGGTATCGCCGCCGGTCAGCTCTGCGCCGGTCTGCTTGTCGTAGTCGTTCACGGCAACTTCGGTGTCGCGGACAGGGACTTTGACCGAGCCGGCCTTGGGGCTGCCCTCATAGCGGCTGTTGCAGATAACACCGACCTTCTTGACCAGCGTTGCCCGGAGCTTGAGGTCAACCAGCTTGGAATAACGAACCTGTGCTTCGTGTGCCATAATGTTTCCTTTCTATCAGTCGATCTTGATGCCGGGGTTCATCGCTTTGAAGGCAGCGGTGACAGCATCGGTGTCACCGGTGGGCGGAGTGCCGTGCTCTGCGCCGCTGGAAACGTGGACACTGCCGCCCTCTGCGGCCTCGCCGAAAGCCCAGGGGTTGGCCTTTGCGGCTTCTTCCAGCGCCTTGTCGATGTCGGTGGTGCGGTCTTTGGAGGACTTGAGGGCCTCCATGTCCAGCAGGGCGCGGACGGCCTTGACGCTGCGGCCCTTCTTTCCCATGATGGCGGTGTTCAGGGCCGAGTCGAAAGCAAAGCCGTCTGCCTGTGCCTGCATATCGCTCCGGAGCTTCGTCAGCTCGGCCTCGTACTCGTCCGGGGTCTTCTTGCCGTCGAACTTGGCGAGGCCGTCCTGCGCGGTCTTGAGCTGGGCCTGTGTGTTTTCGAACTGGGTCTTGAACTGTTCGGCGACGGTCTTCTCGCGGTTGATGTCTGCGCCGTTTTCGCTCATCAGCCAGTTGAGCTGTTCGTCGGTGATGCCGGGAATCTTTGCCTTTACGTCTTCACGCTTCATAAGTAAACCCCTTTCTTTGGGTGAAACTACGGTTTGTTGACGCGGTTCGCCTTCCGCATGTTACTGGGCAGGGTACGCGCTGCCCGCCGCGATGGTGCCGTCTGCCGGAATCGAACCGGCGGCCCGCTGCTTACGAGGCGGCTGCTCTGACCAATATGAGCTAAAACGGCATGAAAAAAGCGCCCCTGCCCGGATGGGCAAAGACGCTGGCGGTATTTGGCTGTTAGTCCCAGTCAGCATAGTGCGGACACTTGAGGCAGCTTTTGTGGGCTTCATCCCAGCCGCAGGGCGGGGTCTTTTCGGGTGGCAGCATCAGGCTGTCGTTGCCGATGTTGGAAATATCCCAACAGAGGCCGTCTGCGATCTCGTGGTTGAAGATGGGGCAGAATACCATAGGGTCGGGAATCGGGGTCGTATTAAAAACCATGCTTTTTCATAACCTCCACAACTTGCTTGCCGCCTTCATCCAGCCAGCCTAACGTGCCGATGGAGCCGTCCTGCTTGATAACAATAAAGCCTTTATCGGAATAATAAGAATGCTGCGTGCCGTTGCGCTGACGGATGGCAAGGATGGCGTGCTCGGCGATTTCGTTGGCCTGTGCCAGACTTATCTGCCGCCTTCCCATCTGTTCCAGTGCGTGTCCTTCAAAATTAAGAGTATCGGGAAGGGTGGGCGGAGATACGGCTGTTCCGGTCAATTTGATTTTACCATTTTCACGAAGAGAGGTCAAATCATTGTTGACTGCATCAAGCCGCTCCTGTTTCAGGGCTACATAGCTGGCCCTGCTTGCCTCACTCCGCCCAAATCCATGTACACTTATCCGGGCGCTGTCCACTCTGCCGCCGGTGGCCCGAGTGAAGCCTGCAAGGCTCTGCCGGGCCTGCCTCAGCTTCACGGTGCTGGCGGTGGTGTCAGCCCCGGCGGCGTCCTCGGCCAGATACCGGCGTTTCCACTTGCGGACGGCCCGCTCCCAGGCCCGCTGCATCTGGCTGATCTCGTAGCGGGTGTAGAGCCCGCCGTCATACTCGATGTCCCGGGCATTGAGGGCTTCAAGGCTCTCCTGCGTCCATGCGGGCGGGCTGCCCAGCTCCGGGAACACCACGAAGAAGGTGTGGCGGCAGTTCCAGCCGCAAAGCCCCGCGCCGGTGCCGTAGCCGGTGGCCGACTCGAAATCCTCGTAGTGCTGGCCCAAGTAGTCCACAGCCCCGCCCCGGTGGTAGCGCCTGCCCTGCCACACAGCATGACTGGGGCGCGCCCCGCCGTGGGCCGTCACCTCGACGAAGCTGGCCCCCATCTCGTCCATCCGGGCCTCCTGAAGCTTTGCGCCGGTCTGATTCACGCCCGTGAGCACGGCACGTCGGCAGGCCACCTCCAGCGTGTCTCTGTGGCCGCTGGGGTAGGTGACGTAGGGCATGGAGTCGGCAAGGCCGTCCACCGCGCGCTTGACAGCGGTCTTGTAGTCGAACGCGCCGCTGCTCACTTGGAGCCACGCCCTGTCCAGCGCCTGCTCGAAAGCCCCGGAGACGGTGTTTGCCGTGGTGGCGGTGAGGTTGGAGAAGCTGCCTGCCGTCTGCCGATAGCCCGCGTTGAGCAGGTTCTGCAAGGGAGCTGACTCCTCGAAGGGCGTCGGCTCCTTGCCGTAGTGGTAGTAGATCTCATCCTCGGCTTCCAGTGCGGCGGTCGCGGCCTCCTTCATCAGGCGGCGGATCTCGGCCTCGCTCTTGCCGGTATACCGGGCCAGCAGCTTCACCACATCCTTGCGGACGGCCTCGGTCTGCTGGTAGCGCCAGAGCTGCCAGTTGGCCGTCGGCGTCAAGGTGTCCATCTTGCCGATGCGCCGGGCCACGTCCCGCAGGATGTCGTCCTCGGCCTGCTGCCAGAGCAGGATGAGCCGGTCGGGGGCGTGGTCGAGGTAGTCCGGGGCCAGCATCAGGCACCCCCGCCGAAGGTCAGCTCAGGCTGGCGGTTTTCGTCTTTGGCTTCCTGCGCCAGTCGGCGGGCATCCTCTTCGGAGATGCCGTACCGGGCCGAGAGGTACTTGTAGCGGGGCAGCAAGCCGCTGAGGGCGTCGTCCCTCATCTGGGTCATCCGCGTCTCAGCGTCGGTAATATAACTGTCGTCCCAGTTCACCGAGATGGGAGTGTCGGGGACGACTGCGGCCTTCTGCAGGTCCTTCGCGGCCCAGAGGATGGCCCGGATGATGGCGATCAGCGCGCCTTCAATGGGTATCTGGTTCTTGTTGGCGCTGGCTACGAGATCCTGTCGGCTGCCGTTGTACTCGGTGGCCGTCGTGACCTTGCCGTCCTCGAAGCTGTACCGGTGAAATCCCAGTCCGCATTTGAAGGAGAACAGGTTCAGCATATCCTGCACGGCCCGGTGATTCTGCTCCACGCGGAGGTCGGGGTTGTATTCATGGTACTCGCTGGTCTGGTCAAGGCTGCTTTCTTTGCCGGGCAGATGCACAAACTGGCTCACAACATCGTCGTCCGGCGGGATGGAGTGCTCCACACCTTTATCATCCACCACCTTGCGGCAGATGTCGGCGCTGTAGAATATCTTTTTGTGGCCGAGGCGGATGTCCTCGCGGTAGTTGTCGAAGGCAAGGTCCACACCCTGCGCCTCTTCCAGCGCCTCCGCAAAGACGCTCATGCCCAGCCCGCTGCCGCCGTCGAGGTTCTTGACAGCTCCCGGGCTGAACAGCGCAAACCAGGGCGGGGAGCCCTCTACCGTGACGCTTTCCACCGTGCCTTTCGGGGGCTTCTCGACCGGAGAAAACACCGGCGTGCCGGACATGGAGTCGGTGACGCGGAACCATTCATTGCGGATGGTGCGGCGCTTCTCGTCGCCGGTGTGGGTCTGTAAGTAGACAGCGGGCTTGCCGTCCATCAGACACTCGGAGACAAAGGCCGCTTCGGTCACGATGCCCCGCTCTACCCGCAGAGGCAGGATGCAGGGGGCCGGGTCGTAGTCCAGCCGGAGCCGGACGTCCGGGCTGGGGACTGCCTTGCCGTTCACGACGGTCATATTCTCAGCGCTCAAAACGAAAGCGCCTGTGCCGGACCAGAACGCTTTCTCGACCAGCGCGTTCGCGCGCGTCCAGAAGTGCAGGTCGCGGAGCAGTCCGCCCACCTGCTGCTCATCGTCGCCCAGAAGATACCGGGCGGTGGCAGCGTCCGCGATTTGGAAAGTGGTGCGGTCGTTCAGCAACAGATTCGCCCAGTCCTCGCAGACCCGTTT